ACCTCCATCATTGTTGTACCAATCTTCAATACCTTCTAATGCCGGATAACAAAGATCTTGTAGCTCATCATGATCAATATCTACATTCTCATGTTTTATTTCATCACCTTCTTTATCAAAATAAGTGATACCATCAATTTGACCTGAGTCTCCACCACCTGAATAGGTAATAAGAATCTGTTTGACACCGCTATCTTTTAATATAAAAAGGGCTTGTTGCCAGGTTAATTTATCTTTACTCATGTTTTTTTTGTTTATAGAATGATCCTAGGATATTACCATTTAAGAACCAATCATGCTCTAGTACTTCATAGATAAACTGATGCTTTACCTCTTGGTAAGTCAATTCAGTTTTACTGTAGCATATTTTGAGCATAGTTCTCTTCATTTTTATACCTTCTTTTTGCGCTTTCTTAAGCACTTCATTACTACTATAGTAGTTCTTGTATGCAGTTTTAGCTACATGTTCATAGGCTTTCTTTCTCTTATCTGCCGGTAATCTCTTTTTGCTGAGCTTCTTTTTTACAAGAGCTTGGAAATTCTTCTTACCTAGATATGCTACTGATTTACCATCAATAACAGCCTCTATCATATAGACAAAACCTACAGCTCCTTCTGGGATGTGTTCATCTTCAAAGACCTTACCATTGTATAGCCAGCTCACTATAATAGTTTTTGATTAATACATTCTTCAGCTACAGTCCAGTTTTCATAATCTGGTGATTTAAGCAAACTTATAAGTCTTTTGACTTCTTTATTATCTATTTCTTCCATACTTCTAAGAAGTATCATATGTTGAATAGCTAAATTATATCTATAGCTTGCTATTGTTGGAGGTCCTTCTTGTACTGATGCATCATCCATAGTTGGTTGTTTTGTATTTAAAGTTTTGTTCATAATTCTGAGAATTTTTGTTTGATTATTTCTTCTGCTACTATCCAGTTTTCATCATCTGGTGAATCCAGCAAGCTAACTAATCTTGCTACTTCTTTAGGTGTTATAGCTCCTACTTGATGTAAGAGCTGTATCTTATAAATACCTTTAAAGTATACAACATTATCTATAGATATAGATGGGTCTGATGGAGAATTATAAATAGGATTAATAGTAGGCATAGGCGCTAGCATCATAGTATTCATTTGTAGCATGTACTCGTCTACAGTTTTTCCTGGTGGAAGATGTGTTGTATCTATCATTGTTGTTTTATCTCTTGCCATTATTCTGCTATTACTGCTTGTTTCATTAACTTCTCTTTTAGCATAGGAGTCAAGGTTTCCCTTACCTTGGTTAGAGTTGTATCCCTTACTGAATCTGATAGATCTTTAGACATCTCTAGGACAACATAAGGTAGGTTATACTTATCCTTATACTTCTTCATTGATTCTAATCCCGCGGGATCATTATCAAATAGAGTACAGATTCCTTGATACTTATGTTTAAGAGCCATTATTACATGCTCCTGGATCATGGTGTTCTCACTATCCGGTGCAATTGCTTCTGCATTTTTGTATCCTAGCTTTGTGAAAGCCATAATATCTTTTAAAGAACTACAGATGATTAGGAAAGGCACCTTCATTGTAAGCTGATCCATACCTTGGATATAATCTTGTACCTTGATGAACTTATAGTCCTTCACTAAAGGGTGATAGATCTTATACAGAGTACCGTCCTTACGGAAGTAACCATACATGTTTGTACTCTTGATTACTTGTTCTATAAGCTTTCCATCTTCTAGCTTACTTAATCTGTATTGAGATAGCGGAGTCACCTTATAAAACTCTAGTAACTTAGAGCTGATGTGGAACTTGTTCCAATACTTTTCATCAAAGTTGCTCCAAGATCTTATAGTAAAATCTGTTACTTTATACTTTGATCTCTGTTTAAAATCTCTGATACCTTCATCCTTATTGTTAAGAATAAAAGCATTGTAGTCCTCAATAATCTTATGAGCAGTCTCACCTCTTGTAGTAAGTTGTGGAACAGTCATCTCCATTATTAAGTTAATTGCATCTCCTGATTTTCCTGTTGAAAAATCTTTGTATTTGTAAGTACTGTTTGATGCATAATATATGCACATAGAGGGGGTCTTATCATTCTTGTTGAACACTGATTTGATTTTTACATCTTGGCCAGTTAACTTCTCCTGAAGCTGTAAGTAGTGTTCAAATATCCATTCTCTTGGAACCTCTGTTATGTCTGTGATTAAAGATTTTGTTGTTAGCATAGTAAATAGATGCTTGTAAAAAGGGGAGACTTAAGTGCCTCCCCTGTATTAATTTATATTTCAAAATCATTGCTGGCTTTGGACTCACCAAATCCCTCAACTTTTTCTTCTTTCTTTCTTCTAATATGATCTGCGGGATTATATTTAATAAGCTTAGAAACTTGTACACTATCTTTTTCAACAGGTACACCATCTTTAGAATACTTAGGTAGGAATAATTCATGTGCTTTATAACCTCCGCGATTAGTATATTCTTTACCTGCTATACAGAATCTATAGAATGTATCACCAAAGGGTTTATCCTTAGCAAAAGCGGTATAGTAAGATTCTATTGTAGAATGCTTTTCTTCTTGACTATTCAACCACTCTAAACAACCAAGACTTGTGCATAATTGTTTAAGATACTTTAGCATCTCATTATCCCTCTTTACTGGGACTTTACTTTTAGTTTCTCCATCAGCAAAGGCCCATTCTGTAGCTTTTACTAAACCTACTTTACCTTTGTAACGACCAAGAGCCTCATTGTTCTTATCAATAAAGAATCCTAGAAAATCTGCACCTAAATCTTCTCCTTCTAGATGAAGCATAACATTATAGGCTCCTTCTTTGAATTTAAAAGGATCAATAGTTACATTGTTGATTTTACACAGATTTTGTCCCGGTTCTAATGTCTTTGACATTCCACCATCTCCATCAGTCTTGATGTTTTTTGTACTTAACTTGTTCATATGATTTTTAGTTTGGATTATTTTACTTCTGTATGAGTTATATCTACTATCTCTTTGATAGTACCATCTTCATTACGCTTCACTGCTATTTCTGGGATATTGAAACTATCAGTTAACTCTTCTGTCATATACAAACCTAGTAATAGATCTGAGCCAATACGATTAGCACCTTTTGCTAAGCATCTTGCATATAACATCTCCTTAGGCATGCGCTTCCAGTTATCCTTAGTATTTAAACCTTGGCCGGTTGCATCTGTCCAGGTGAATGAACAAGTTTCTTCTACGTCATCTCTTGTAAAGACAATAGTAGTTCTTCTATCTACAGGATTCTCTGCTATATCTTTTCTCAGGTCTGTTGTAGAACCATCCTTATAAACAAACACACCATCTTCTTTAGTATTGAATTTTACACCACCTTTTCTTAGTAAAGCGTTAGTTGCTTTTGCACTTAAGCTTAACTTACCTTGAATAGGAATAATGTAATGGAATGCCTGCATTGTAGGAAATCCTAATTCTTTACCCATCTGCGCGATAGTGAATGCCTGCTCTACAGTTTTTATGTGAGCTGGAAGTTGTTTTGATTCAATGAGGGTTGCTAAAAAGTTCTTTAACTCTCCTTCTCCTGCGGTTGTGATTTCTTGTCCCATTATTTGTTTTTAATTATATTGTTTAACCATTCTTTCTTACTTACCGGTTTAGCCAGCATGATTGCAGCTAGATCTCTGATAGTCATCTCATTTATTGGAGGATCTGTTTCGGGATCAGGTAAACTGAAGTCAGCTATTGGTGTTTTTATCTCTTTAGGTGGATTGATTATAGTCTCAGGACTATATTTCATTATTATTTTAAACTCATCTACGGGTACAAGATATCTTATATGTCCTGTGCCTGCTGTGGGATCTGTTTTTTCATACTCTTCTTCAAAATGCGGATTAAATCTCCATAAATAGAGAGTTCTATCCGGATCTTCCGGTACATTATTTCTGTCTGTAAACTCAAGATAAATATCTTGCCCTTTGCTTATTTCACTATAGAAAAAGCTAACATGCAATTCATTTTTACCTGATGGCCTGTAGGCCAATTTTGGAATCAGTGAATAATCACTTACTCCCAATTCTGTCATTGTGTTCTTATGAAACTCCTTGAATTTCTTAAGATTTTCTTTTTTGTCCTCTGGACTGTCTGTTGTTGATATACTCATGCGGTTCTTATTCTTCTTTCTTGTTTCGGCGGTGCTGGTGTTTCTGATAATCTCATTTTCTCAAATTCTGTTTT